AATCTTAATACGACTCTCAACCTGACGTATGTGTTGACAGATGTCGTAGAAACTCTTCTCCTTGACATGAGAAGTGACAAGACCCAGTTCTCTACTCAGGAGAACTTCGGAAACGACTCAGACTGTCTCCTTGCCTTCATCAAGCTGTTGATTGATCGCTGCGGTGACGACGACAAGAAGATGTTCGCGTTCTACAACTACATCAAAAGTTATCCTTCGCAGCTAGGTCTTGAGCTGTCTGACGAGAAGAGTGTGTTTGCGCATATTTTTAATTAATAACAAGATAGAAAGGAATTAAATGAAGATGCAATCTAAGATAGATTATTCCATAGCCTTACTTCGTAAATGCGAACAGATGGCGCTTGATTATGACCCGGAGGATGGCTTTTACTTAGCGTTCTCCGGTGGCAAGGATAGCCAAGTCCTTTATCACCTTGCGAAGATGGCAGGAGTAAAATTTAAGGCTCACATGAACCTTACGAGCATCGATCCACCCGAAGTTATCCGCTTTGTAAAACGGAACTACCCGGATGTGGAATTGATTAAACCAAAGATGTCTATCTATGATATGGCTTTAAAAAAACACTTATTACCTACAAGAACAATCCGTTGGTGTTGCGCTGAATATAAAGAGATGTCCGGTGCTGGCAAGGTTACCTTGATTGGCATTAGAAAAGCAGAAAGCGTCCGGCGCTCTAAGCGTGAAGAGATTGAAATAAGCGGTCACAAATTTAGCGGCAACTTCGACCAATTCTCTGAACACAAAGAAAAGATGGTTACTTGCGTGGGAGGAAAGGATAAGATACTTGTTTCTCCGATAATTCACTGGACTGATAGGGACGTATGGCAGTTTTTGAATGGGAATAGCATAGAGCATTGCTCGTTGTATGATGAAGGCTATAAGCGCATCGGATGTATTCTCTGCCCAATGTCTAACTATAAGCAGAAGTTAAAAGGTTGTCAGCGCTTCCCCCATGTGAAACGTAAATGGATTCAGACCATACAAAAGTTGATTGATGCCGAATATGTTAACTACGACTTTACCGATGCAGAGTTTGGCTTTTATTGGTGGATAAGCGGTAAAGGTTTTGACCAATATTATGCAGACGAAGTACTGCAACAGAAAATAGAGTTTAACGTATAACTAACTAAATATGGTACAAATAATAGAAAAGGCTGCTCGAATCGAACGAGAGAAAATCATACAAGAACTTCATGCCGCCTATAAGATTCATAAAGACCCGAAGCATTATATAACATCTAGTGCGACAATTGGACAGTATGCTGTTCCCTTGTTTAAGAAAGGTGCTAAATGGCAGAAAGAACAAGCTATTGAAATCCTTTCCTCGGTTTTAGAAAATTGGACACATGGCGGTGATGCGGACTGCATCATTGCGGACTTTGAAGAGAGATTGAATAATGAATAACAAATAAATAATGAATATTGGATTATTGGCTGTGGATAGCAATTATCCTAATCTTGCCTTGATGAAGATAAGCAGCTATCATAAGGCAAGAGGTGACAAAGTTGATTGGTATAATCCTTTCGATCATTATGATAAAGTTTATATGGCTAAAGTATTCAGCTTTACAGAGGATTACCGGCAATGGATAACTAATGCTGATCAGATCGAGAAAGGCGGTACAGGGTATGACATAAAAAAGGTTCTTCTACCGGAAATTGATAGAATGATTCCTGATTACGATCTGTATAATGTTGATAAGAATTTGGCTTATGGCTTTTTGACAAGAGGCTGCCCTAACAAATGCAAATGGTGTGTAGTTCCTGCCAAAGAAGGCAAGATTACCCCATACATGGATATTGAAGAGATAGCTGTCAATGGTCGCAAAAACATAATCCTTATGGATAACAACATACTTGCATCCGACTACGGTTTGCAGCAGATTGAAAAGATTATCTCCATAGGAGTACGTGTAGACTTCAATCAAGGTTTAGACGCCCGCTTAGTGACAGATGATATTGCCCGGTTGCTTGCTAAAGTGAAGTGGATAAAACGTATTCGGTTCGGTTGTGATACACCGGGACAAATTGCAGAATGCGAACGTGCTACGGCTTTGATTGACAAATACGGGTATAAAGGCGAATACTTCTTTTACTGCATCTTATTGAAGGATTTTAAAGAAGCATTTGAACGAGTAAATCATTGGAAAAAGAAAGGCGGTCGGTTCTTGCCGCATTGTCAGCCTTACCGGGACTTAAATAATCCTCGTCAAATTATTCCTCAATGGCAAAAGGATTTAGCCGGATGGGCTGATAAGAAATGGATATTTAGAAGTTGTGAGTTTAAAGACTTTATCCCGCGAAAGGGATTTGTTTGTAGTGAGTATTTTAACGTATAACAATAGAGAAAGGAATTAATTATGAGCAAAGAAAAAGAAATTCAAAACTATGCCTTATGCTTTGCATCGGCTATTGAAGATGTTGTTAGAGACGAAGATAATGAGAACTACATCGAAGTGAATGATGAAAATGCAACAGAAGTAATGACAGGTCTAATATTAGGGGCTGGATTTGCCTTTAACCGACTGACTGGAAGTAAATGCAATTACTTAGAGTTTACCCATATAGCAAACCAATTAGTCGTTCAGTATTTAATGAAGCATGGAGACGTAGCGACAGAGAAAACGACCTTTAACGGATAACGGATAACTAAAAAGAAAGGAACTAACTATGGGATTTACAACACCATGTTATATGGCTGTTAAAGATGGAAATCACGCTAATCGTCTAATGATAGCTTTAAAAAGTATAGGCGATAGCAACTTTGGCAGTTGATATTAGAGTTCAAAGATGGGATTAAGTTTGATAAAGAAAAAGCTTTTAATAAGTTGGCAAAAGTAATTAACTAATAACAAGATAATTATGAGTAAAAAAGAAATTTTGATAAAATGGAAAACGGTTGAAACAATTACTCCCGACTTTCCTGATGGTGCAATCTTTATAAAAGAAGATACATCTATTGAGTTCCCTTTGGCTATTGTAGCTTTTCCATTGGGGGGACATGCGAATGGAACGAAAAAGCAACGAGAGAGAGCCAAGTTAATAGCGGCTGCTCCTGAATTATTAAAAGCGTGCCAAGAAGCACTAAAATATGTCTGCGTAGAAGAACCTGCCTATGATGTATTATGTAATGCTATCAAAAAGGCTACTGAATAACCCTCAAACCAAGATAGTAATGAATATGGAAGCAAAATTTAAAGTAGGTGACAGAGTGAGAGTTTTAGATTGTCCAGTCATGCCGGATGCAATAGGAAAGTCTGGCATAATCAGACATACGCAAGGAGATTTATATCGTGTCGAAGTCGATGGTAAAGTCATACCTGATTATGCTTTAGAAGCTGATATAGAGCTGATACGGACCCAATCTCCCTGGATAAGTGTAACGGATAGCTTGCCGGAGGTAGATACAATAGTTCTGACCAAAGGAGCTTATGGATACCTTCTCTGTTTTCTTTCAACCCTTGGGGAATGGGAAACGGGAGCATACGTTAATGAAGAAAGATTAGGCATAACTCATTGGATGCCGATACCGGAATTTGACTAATAACAAAATCAGAAATGAATAAAATAGAAAAGCAGACCTATGTGGTCTGCTCAATATGTTGTTTTTTAGAATTATCAGAGGTGGGGATTCGAACCCCACAAACTTCGTCTTACGACGCTGCTTACGCCTTTTTAGCTTCAAAGTCCGGTCATGTCCTCACCTCGGACTCCATGGAGAAACGAGGGAACGGAGACGGCATCTCCATTTTTTCCAACCTAGTTTTTTTGATAAACTAGGTTCATGTTGGAATTAACGGAACAAAAGTATAAAAATAAAAGAGAAAAACAATGATTATAGCATGGTTTTCTTGTGGTGTAACATCAGCAGTCGCTTGTAAGATAGCATTGAGCTTGTACGAAGATGTGCATCTCTATTATATCGAAACTGGCTCCGGACATCCTGATAACGCCCGATTCCTTGCAGATTGTGAGAAGTGGTACGGGCAGCCTATCCACATCATTCGAAGCGACAAATATACTTGCGTAGCCGATGTGCTACGGAAAGGATTTATTAATGGTGCGCATGGAGCAGCTTGTACTCTTGAACTGAAAAAGAAAGTTCGGTATAAATTGGAAAAGGAGTTGGGAAGTTGGGACGGGCAAGTTTGGGGATTTGATTATGACCCGAAAGAGATTAACCGGGCTATTCGCTTGAAACAGCAGTACCCGGACACAAAACCACTGTTCCCGCTTATTGAAAAGCAGATTACGAAACCGGATGCTATGGGTATGCTTTGGAAAGCCGGTATTAAAATCCCCGCTATGTACAAGATGGGCTACAATAACAACAACTGCATCGGTTGTGTGAAAGGTGGCATGGGCTACTGGAACAAAATCCGGAAGGACTTCCCGGAGATATTTGCTCAAATGGCACAGATTGAACGTGATGTAGGTGCAACATGCCTAAAGGATAAAGACGGTCGTATTTTCCTTGATGAACTACCAACATGGCGAGGTGACCCAGTGGAAGAGATTATACCGGATTGTTCTCTTATCTGCCAAATTGAATTTCAAGAGATAATCGACAGACAAGTAGAGCGAGTTTTGAAAGGAGAAATTAGTATTAATGATGTAGCCTGAAAAGGCTCAAAACAATAAAGAAAGGAACTAACTATGGGATTTACAACACCATGTTTCATTAGAAAAAACACTGAAAGATTAAGAGAGTCTTTGAAACGTTTAGGGATTAGACCACTTCTTTCTAATGAAAGATTAAATGCTATTGGAGACAACATTAAAGTATATCATGGGAGAGAAGCCGTTTTCTCTTGCTCCTATTCGCAGGAATTATATGGACATTTTCTTGATTGCGGGACAAATGAAAATTTATTTCTTGCTATTGCCGCATTAAGAGATGACACAGACCATAATCAACTCTTTGTTAATGACAAAGGAGATTGGGGTATATATCGAGACGGTTCTGACGGAGGATTACCCGGAATGGATTTTTATGGAATGCCTAACGACCTTAATGTGGACAATTATCATAAGGCTACAGTAGAAGAGCTAATCGAACACTTTAAAGGAAAGGAGGAAATATGAAAAAATCTAAGAAGAAAGAAATTACACTTGAGTTGGTTAACGACATTCCATCTTTGATAAGAATACAGGAATTATCCCTAATAGAGTTAAAGAAGAGTGTTCGTAATCAACAAGTGATAGACTTTCAGGAGGACATTCTAAGAGTCTTAAAGGCTGTCAGTAAAATAGATATGATAAAATTAGATGAAAATTAATATGAAACAGACATTAGAAGAAGTTGCAAAAGAAAATATCTTGTTTAACCATAGAACGGTTGATCGTACTTTATCAGGTAGTAACTTAGCGCAATTTGGGATAACAAATTTTATTCAAGGCGCTGAATGGCAGGCAAAGCAATCCCCGTGGGTCAGCGTAAAGGATAGGTTACCGGAATTAGGAGATCCTGTATTAATCAGGCTTAAAGATGGTACAGTGAGGCTTGCAGTTTTGGATACAGACGATAATAGCGATGCATATTTCTGGAGTGATAATTATTCCTATGAAACGATTAGCGGTTGTGATACAACTCATTGGATGCCAATTCCTCCTCTTGAATCAAATGATAACGAATAACCGATAAAGAAATGAAAATAAGATTAGCAGAAAAGATTCTTTATGTTACTTCTGTATTCGGAAATTGGGACAGTAATTATCAGCCCTATTCCGTTCCACAACAGCAGAAGGCTTTGAAAACTTTGAAAATCCCAATGGATATTAGAAGATCAATGTTGGAATACGGAGTATATGGAAAGATTCCGGTTGAATACAGAAAGTATAATCCGATTGAAATATCGCAAATCATGCTTAGTAAAAATATGAATCCTGCCTCTATAAAAGAGTTCCGTAGGTGTATGAAGCAGATTCTAGGCAAATAACTCAAATTAATGTACAAATGGTAACGAATTAGAAAGAAAGGAGATTAACAATGAATGATACTATACAGTCCCAAACTGTTTCTATAAAGGGGATAAATGATGCTGTAGCATATATTGATTTCTGTGATGGAGATTTATGTGTTTCA